CTTTGTTTTAGTGCCACCAGACTGTGTGTTGCTATTCATACTTGCCTCTGTTGCTTGCGCCGCGGCGTTTGCTTGTATTTCAGCGAGAGCTTCCTCCTCCTCGATATGGATATCCGACTGTATTTGCAGCTTCTGCTCTTGGAGGAGGAGTTCCTGCGACTGGAGGTACTTCTGTTCCTTGCAGATGCGATCCCATTCCTGCGGAGTAGAGTAGGGCGACTTCTCGCTGGCCGTCTGCTTGGAGAGGTAGCCGTTTTGTACCGATGCCGATAGGTTGGTAATCAGCTCAGTCTCGTTGAGATGGATGTACGGCTTGACGTAGTGCGTCATTTCGAGGCTCTGGAAGGCCAGTCGCTGCTTCGATTCTATGCCGTAGCCGTAGGTGAAGATTTCCACGATGTCGCCGATAGCCTGCTGATACTCTTGTGCATCGCTCATCGCCTTCTCGTAGGCATCGGTGTAGAGCATCTTGATAGCCACGCCCGGCGTGTCACCCGACTTCAACTCTGGAGCCTTGACAGCCGATGACTGCTGGTAGATGGCTTTTTCGAGCGTGTCGAGTTCCGACTTGTAGGCGTTGGAAGCGTCCTGACGGTTGAGGAATCCGATTTCTCCACCTGTAGGCAGGAGAATGATTTTCGATGCGTGCGTGAAGTCCTTGTCCTCCAGTTCCTCAGAGCCTTCACCCTTGATGTACATGATAGGCAGTCCGAAGTCGTGGTTCGACTGTGCGAGACGTGAGAAAGCCATTTCGTAGTTGTCGATGGCATCCTGCGAGGGTGACCAGCAGGGACCGTCATCGTCGCGGTGGTATGCCACTGGAATACGCGGGAATCCGTGACGGGTCACTTCTTCTATCTCGTATTCAGGAGCATTGAAGACTTTCTGGAAGATATAGCCTTTGATGCGCTCGAAAGTGTTCTTAGCGTCACCATCGCCTCTCAGACGGTAGTAGTTGACATCATCCCATACGTCGATGTAGCGGCTGACAACCGTACCGTCCTCATTATAGTTATTATAGGCACGCGCAAAGAGATTCAAGCGTCCTGTGCGTCGGTCGTAGTGCGGATAGAGTACATCGCCGTTGGTGAACGATAGCGTCTTCCATCCGAACTTGCCGTTATCCATATAACCGACGAAAGCACCGTCACCAGTGCTCTTTACCGACTTGGCCAGCATGTACCATGATGTTTCCATGTTCTTCTTCGCCCATCCACGCTTGAAAGCCCTGAGCGTAGCCATGCTTTCCTCGTCTTTTTTCTCGCTTGCAATCTCGAACTGCAAGTCATTGCCTGTGAAGTGTGCTAGTTGCTTGATGAGGATGATGCGCTGCCATGCAAAGGCATAGCGAGGAACTTCCTGCAGGTAGTAGCGTTCTGAGTCTTCGTCATAGCGCCAGATGTCAGGATAGTATTCCTTGTCGAAGATGAGGTGTCCCGAAGGGTCGAGTTCACGCAGGAAGTCCTGCTGTGTACGTCTCTCTCTGACGATACTGTCGAATGGGACGTGCTCGTCTCTCGGTTCGCCGACTATTTCCCCGTGGCTGTCATGGCCGTCGGGCATGATACGTGTGAACGGCTTCTTGGTGAGAAGGTCACGGACGCGGTTGTTGTCTATTGCAGTTGCCATTTTCGTTGATATTTATAATTGTTATCCTATATTCTATGAAAGCCTTCTGCGTACAAGATTGGGGTGCCGTCGTTTAAGCCATGACGGTGTACTGACGATACCTTTGTTGATGTCGAAATAGGAACGCATGGCAAGAGCCTCGAAGAAGTCTGGCGAGTGCCTGCATAGCTTCTTCATCACCTCCTTCTTGATGATGCACCATCCTTGGTCGGCCTTCCCTTCGTCCTTCCTGATGCATTTTCTTTCTTGTTGCAGCACATCCTTTAGTGGTCTGCCGTCGAATCCCTTGCCTGAGAATTTGCGTGTCAGCAGTTCTGGCTCGAAGGAAATCTTCGATTCCTGAATGAGTCTTGCAAAGAGGTAGAATGTCTGAGACTTGATATTGTCGTACATTCCCTTGAACTTTTCATCCACAGCCTGCCTGTTGTTGAATGGCTTTGCCCTGCGGAAATATCCTTTCAATGTCTGTCCTACGCCATTGAGGTCGTAGCAGAAGTTCTCTTCCAGCACGTGCCACTCTTCCAGCTTGGCACGTACCATGTTCACGGTGTCCTGCGAGTCTTTGTTGCAGGTATATACATCTGCGACGTGGTTACCTATCCATAGCCACATGACGAGGTTATCGCCTCCGTCGAAGGCTACGTCACAGGTGCATCGTCTTACTCTGTCTCCCAGCATCTCGGCATTCTGAAAACATTTCTGCAGGTGAATCATCTTTACCATGTCATCGCCTGTTGCCATGAAGTTCCAGTTGCCGAGCAGGTCGCGCTCCACCTTCTCCTCCGACTGCTGAGCGAGGTTAGCCTTGTACTCAGGCGACGAGTCGAGCAGGGCGCGGTTATCATCAAGCTCAGCACGAACGAATGTCACTGACTTGATGTACATCTCTTCTGGTGGCAGTGCATCCTTTTCAGATACGAGACGGTCGATAGTATCTTTGCAGGCGAGGTAGACTTCCATGCGCGTATCGCCCCAAACAACTTGTTCTGGAGTATCACCGCCCATAAAGCAGTAGCGTATCACTCCGTCGCGTGCTGGTATCGGGTAGCCGTCAGCACCTATCCACCAGTCAATGAATTGCCGAACCCATGAAAGCGGGTCAGGATTGCAAGTTCCGACAATGCGGTTTCGTATGCCGAAGCCGTTACGGTTACACTGTGCGAGAACTTTGAACTTCTCGTATTCAATCTGCGTTATCTCGTCGATGCCGATGTAGGCATACTGACGGCCACGGAAACGGTCTTCGAAGTCCTCGATGGATGAGCCGAAGTAGTTGAACTTCAGTTTACCGCCACGGCTGAACGTCCATGTCTGGTCATCTTTTGACTTGTTGTAGGACCCTGTGTTTCCGTAAAGAATCTGGCTTTCATTGATGATGTTGGCGAGGTCATCCTTCTCCTTACGGAGGATGGTAGCGTTGAACATCGGATTGTTAATGTCGTACATTGCATCCATCAGTAGCGTCACCGTATTATGGTTGACGGTGAAAGCGTCCGTTAGGTACAGATGGTCTTTGCCTGATACAGTGATGCAGCGGCATTTCTGTTTCTCCTTCATGACCTTCGTTACCTGAATTATCTTCTTCGAGAGCATCAAGCGGTCACTGCGGCCTTTGGGTTTCTCACCGTTCTTGTTCATCTTCTTCTTGTACATATCGCGGTGGAAGAAGTCCTGATCATCAGGTGCTTTCAGATCCACGCGATACCATCCGTTCTTCTCGGAGTTGTCCGTTATCTTGTAGACCCGTGCCCAGCATCCGAGTGAGCGAGCCACCCACGCTATTTCTTCGATGAATTTCTTGTTGGCCAGGCAGAGGTAAGGCTTGCATCTGTCAGAGCCTCCCATCACATCCATCACGCCACGCAGGAATTCCCATCGTGCCGTAGCTGATGCGAGTTTATATTCCTTTGGTATCTGTGATGGTCTCTCCTGACGTGAGCAAGTAATCGCCTTTCGGTCTTTGATTCGGAATCCGACGATGTAGTTGTTCTGGTAGCGGTATCTCCACCTGTAGCCAAGTTGGAGAATGCGCTGTTTTGCAGCTATACTGTATTCCACCTTTGCACCATTATAGGAGAAGTGCATTGTGCCGCTTGCCATGATAACTCCCAGCACATAGGGATGGATAGGCAGGTCGATTTGTCCTGCTGGCTCGTCAGAAAACTCTACCTCACCGCACAGAGGTACTTCCCAATATTCATCGACTTTCTTGCGAAGCGAGTTAGGGTACTTGTTGTCGATGACATAGCTGTTCATGATGTCGCGTGCCGAAACTTTGCGGTAGTCGCCGCATGGAGTAGGACGCGCCCAGAAGTGGTGGTCGGCTAATACAGAGACAAACGTGCCGTCATCAAAATAGATGTGGTAGATGTTCTGTTCAGGGTGCTCAAAGATTTCCAAAACCTCCTGTATCCCGTCGTAGGGAGTGACGATTTTGTCGCCGACCACGAGGTCACCCATCCTTTTATCACCGTCAGGGGTGATAATTCTTGTCGCATACGTGTTTGCCTTGCCACCTCCTCGGTTGCCTCCCGAGAAGATGATGTCGGCATTCACCTTCAGCGCATTTTCTTGGCCACCTACTTGCGCAATGTAGTCGTTATGCGTTCTTCGGAACGACGAACGGTGCTTCTCTATGAACTCGGGTGAGTAGATAGAGAATCCGTTGGTGGTCGTAAATTCTGTTTTTTCTTTCATAATACTTTACATTGTCTGATGCGTTCTTCGCATCGGTTACGTGATGTAATTATCGTATTTTTGTGGCAAATTTAGTAAAAATGCATATTAAATCAATTATTTTTACAAAAAATGTAAAGATTTTGCTAAAAAATGATTGTTGTTTTAGAAAATATTATAATTTTGCGAAAAATATTGACAAAAAGAAGGTGGAAAGACCACTTTTCAGGATAACACTTTAAAACACAGTAAAATGAATAAAGAGACCCTTATTCAGAATTTGAAGCAGAAGGTCGGAGAAACCGACTTTAACGTGCTGAGTGCCCAGACCGTAGACGGAATTATCACTCCGTTACTCCCCATGTTCGCCGATGACGAGCAAGTGAACGATGCGACTTACGAGTTGCCCGTTCAGCTGTTGAAGAATTACATTGGTCAGTATCGTCACGACGTTGCCGCAGGAATCACCTCTGGCATTGAGGGAGAGAAGACACGCCTGAATGGAGAGAAGGAGTCTGCCATTGCAGCCTTCAAGGCTCAGTGGGAGAAAGACCATCCCACAAAGGACGGTGGGAAAGGCGATGGAGATGGTAACGGCAACGGTGGCGTTCAGCTTTCCGCTGAAGACATCAGCAAGAAAGTTGACGAGCTGTTTGCTGCGAAGCTCTCTGAGCTGACCGGCAAGGACGGAACCATCGGTAAGCTTAACGACCTCCTCGCAGGTTTGGAATCACAGCGCAAGGCTGAAAAAATCAGCTCAATTACTAAATCCATTGAGCAGTACATCACTGAAAAAGAAGGTGGTGAGCTGTCGCACGAACAAAGTCGTGCTCTCCACTATGCTCTGAAAGACTTCACTATTGACGAGAAAGCGTCTGTTGACGATTTGAAGAAAAACTTCGAGAAGCTTTATGAAGAAACCTACAAGGATCTCTATCCCAATGGCGGAATGCCTTTCGCAAATGCCGCTGGAGAGGGTGGCAGTAATGCTGCCTTCGAGGACTTCATCAAGCGTACTACCGATGCAGCCGCTACCGCCGCTCAGGAGCAGGAAGCCCTGAAGAAGAAGTTTCTATAGTGGAATTTCGCGGACGGCTCACACCTCCGCAAGAATAAGAAAAGGTAAAAAGATTGTTTAACAAAAGGATTAACGACAATGGTTATTCAAGGAACTCCTAATCAGGTTGTGCAGTTCAGCAAGAAGATTGGTGGAGCATTGCGCGTATTCGAGGACAAGGTAGAGCTGCTTGTCGGCGGTTTTAACTTCGACCTCAAGGACCTGCCTGCTCCCGGCGTCGTTCTGCCCTGTGCTACTCCTGTAAACTGTGACGAGGCCACACGTAAGATTGTGCCCATCATCACCGCGAAGGTTGCTGCCATTGACGGCTCCGATGCCACCAAGGTCACTCTGGCCAAGGTTGGTCTGAACGCTCCCGCTGTGAAGGTGGGTATGCAGGTAGCTATCATCAATGACACGCTGACCACTCAGTACCAGAATGCTGAAAACAGCATTAAGTTTGCCTCGATTACCGCCATCGACGGTGACGAGATTACCCTTAGCGCAGCCCTGACGGGTCTGGCCGTAGATGACATCCTCGTAGAGGTTGTCGAGGACGAGACCACTCACAAGGCCGCTATCAAGGCCGTTCCCAACGCCCTGCTTCCCTACGACTCTGTTCGTGACGAGAATGCTATCAGCGTTGACGGTGACGGTGCCTACTCATCTCTGGCTCCTGTGCTTGAGCGCAGGTGTCCTGCTATCAACGATGCCATCAAGAAGGCTCTTGCCGATGCTGGCTGCACATTCAAGTGGAGTAACCGTAAATAAGGAGGAACTGAACTATGGCAAACAGAAATCAATCACTTTATAATCTGTACGACATTCGCCGCTATGTAGACGGTGATAACTTCAAGGTTATCATGGATACCGCGAATGCCAAGTACAACAACGCCATCTGGCGTGACTTCGCTTCTTGGGGCAAGCCCAGCGACAGCCGCACTTGGAGCCAGGGCGAGAAGACCGTTCCCATCCTCGCACGTGCCAGCTTGCTCGGTACACATTCCCGCAAGCCGTTGCGCAACACGCAGGGCTGGAAGTTCTACGGCGGTTCAACACCGAAGTTCGGTCACGGATTCGGTATCGACGAGAGCGACCTGTTCATGCTGCGTGACGCGAAGAACAATCAGGGTACGCCTTGGGGCGACCTCATCTACGATTCTCTGCTGACCAACTCGCAGAACATCCTCGGTGGTATGCATAACGAGCTGTCTCACATGGTGCTGGAGCTTGCTTCTACTGGTGAGATTCATGAGCAGAGCGTAGACGGTACGGCCTACGACTTCACCTTTGAGTTCGACCAGAACCAGTTCTTCACCGTTGACCCGTGGTGGTTCGACACCAACGGCGACCCACAGGAGAACGTCGGTGGCAAGAAGGTAGACCCAATCCACGACATTCTGACCATTCAGGAAATCCTGACCAATGTTCAGAACCGCATGGTGGACTACTGGATTGTCAGCAAGTCACTGTTGTGGAAGATTCTCGACCACCCCGCAGTAATCCGTGCTTATCTGGCCAACCGTGCCGCATACCTTGCTTCACTGAGCAGTGGTACGCTGAACATCAGCCAGAACGACTACGTGACAACTCGCGCCGAGATCGCCAACTTCCTGCACGACCGTGGCGTTTGGCCCTTCTACGTTGTAGACTTCAAGACCGTCCACGAGGAAGATGGCCAGCCAGTTCCCGATGCTCCTGCATTTGACGTTCACATGATGACTGCTGCCTACAGCGGTCAGAAGATGTTCGAAATCAAGTGCACGAACAGCATTTGGATGGACCGCCAGCGTTGGGGAGGCATCGACCCGTCGAAGATGTATCACTTCGTCGAGGGACGCATCGCCGCTCTGTCGAAGTGGGAGGAAGACCCCATCCAGAACACGGTACAGTTCGAGCTTTATGCTGGTCCTGTATTCAACAGTCTGCGTGAGGTTGGCTTCTTGAGGACTTACGTTGACGAATAGTCCATGAAACGCGAAACGTCGATATATGCTTGACAGGGGCGGTGGAACAACCGCCGTCCCTTCTTCAAATCCAATAAACAGAAAGTGTTATGAATGACGAACAGACCAACATCAACGCACAAGAGAGCTACACCATTGAGGACTATCTTCGTGGTGTTGTCAACGTTACTATCAGTGATGCTGCGTTGAAGAGCATCTGCAAGCGCGTAGGCATTACGTCAGGCAGTGAGTACGACAACCTCAGTGAAAAGCAGGTTGACCTCTCTACCGCTTGGCTGTATGTCTGGCTTTCAGGTAGTCCTACCACTTCCTCAAAGATTAGTGACAAGGACGGTGACTGGAGCCATAGCGAGGGCGGTGAAACAATGTCTGCGAACGTTCTGAAAGGCTACCTGCGAATGGCCAATGAGCTTTTTGCCAAGTGGGATGAACCCGCTGTAGGCAAGGACAAGTGGGGCATGATTTGCGGTGGCTTCCACGACATCAGGAGTTATAACGGAAAAAGGAGGAGAGCATAATGGCAGTCATCAAGAACACGAGGTTTCCACACCGCTGCACCATCTACAAAGTTTCTGGTGTCACATCGTTCTCGGACGGTGAGAAGACCGTGATATGGAGTGGACGCTGCCGTAAGGAGGACAGAACCTTCGGTGTTCGTGAGAACGTTCCAAAGAGCAGCTATCGTGTGCAGCTTGGCGCACTGATAGGCGGAGACCTTGCTGGTGATGCTACCGCTGCCTATACGGCAAACAGTGGCACTGAGGTAGGAGCCTACGTTCCAGGAATCAAGGCAGGACTGCTTATCGACGTTGAGGATTGTCAGGACTCGTTTGTAGGTATGACCATTACCGATGCCTACTGCGGCAATTTGGGTACGAGTGTTTATTTCGGTGACAGTAAGACGTAAGGAGCTATGGCAAACAGATTCAAGCGCAAGGAAGTTCTGAAAGCGCTCTTCGATATGATGAGCGACATCGTGGAGGAGGTACACACTACCGACCGTCCCACGGTGAAGGACTCTACCAAGACTTGGGCGGTTGTCAGCCTTCCCTACGGCATTAACGCAGAAACGAGTATCACAAACTACGCAAACGCACGCATACAACTGTTTTACAAGGACAGGGAGAACGGCATCGAGAACGTCGATTTAGGCGAGGAGATAGTTGACAAGACCATCAACGCCATGAAGCGCGACCTTGTGGCAGGCGGCAGGTTCGAAAGCCTTATGACCTGCAACGACGAGCCTCGCGTCATCTACTTCAAGTCCGACCACATGGGCTATCACGCAATAGTCATCCAGTTCAAATTAATCATTAGTTTCATCAACAATTAAAATGCAATAAAACTATGGCTGAAATTTCAATCAACACAGGTTTGGATGCTCTTGACAAGCATTTTTGTCAGATGCATCGTATTTTCTACATTGCAACTCCGAACAAGGCTTTGTCTGCCATCACTGGTTTTGACATGGAGCTTCCTGTTCTTGAGGACGGTGTAGGATTCGACACTGGCGCACCCAACGTGAGCCGCGTCAAAATCACCGAGGGCCGCACCATTTGCTCTTCTGCATCTCAGGGTGACCCCAGTATCAACTTCCAGGTGGCATCTATCGCCGGTCCTATCAACGACCTGCTGATGGATAAGGGTAGCGGTTCTGCTGCTAGCGAGGCTACTGTAGGTGGCACCATCGACGGTGTAAGCTATAAGGGTAAGGGTTACTCTTTGGCTCCCAAGAAGGTTACTGGTGCTCTGTTCATGACTTCTAAGGACAAGAAGTCTGCTATCTATCTGCCCAATGTTGAGATGTTCGCATCGTTCAACGGCTCGGCAGGCAACGACAGCACAGGCTACTACAATGTCGAGGTTACTCCTCTGGCAGATGCCAACGGTGCAGCATTCTATCCTCTGACTGCTGATGGCGGTGCTGCCAGCAGCTCTAGCTCAGAGTAATGCTTCCTCATTAGCTATAAATAATGTCGAAGGGGTGGTGGCCATGTGACCACTGCCCCTTTTGAAATTTAAAACAGAAGATTATGGCAATTCCTATAGATATAGTAGTCCCTATGGTATTCCCGCAGGATGAAGCGTGGCGTGAGCGTTTCAGGAGTGCCTGCCGTGCGAACGGTCAAAGTTCAGACATTGATGCCAGAGTGCGTACATGGGAGTTGGAACGTTATTTCTTCCGTGGTGTGGCGAAGTTCATGCCGTGGGTACGGACTATTCATCTCATTCTCGATAGTGAGACGCAAGTTCCTGAGTGGCTTGACACCGACAAGGTTCATGTAGTATACCATCGCGACATCATGCCAGATGATTTGTTGCCAACGTTCAATTCCCAAGCGATTGAGATGTGGTTGAACCGTATTCCTGGCTTGTCGAGTCAGTTTATTTACTGTAATGATGACATGATAGCCTGCTCACCGATGAAGCCGAAAGACTTCTTCCACTATGGTAAGCCTGTCATCCATTGCGAAGAGAAGATGCACGATAGCCTGTTGAGCATTTTCCGTACCGTATGCAGAAGGACTCTTGACATGGTTGCAGCAGACTATGGCATCAAGTATCCTGATGGAATACTTCTAAAAGACGGTCATTCGTATGCTCCGATGCTTCTGAGCACTCTCCGTGAGGCGGTTTCCAAGTACGGAGCTGCCATGCGCCAAAGCTGTACTCCGTTCCGTGAGCAGCGTAACATGATTCAGTACCTGTACACTTATATGCAGTGGCTTTCTGGCAGACGTGTAGACGGACACCACGCGCACCGTTATTTCAGTCTTGGCAGCAGCTTGGATGACATTCGCGATGCCATTCGTTCCGGCAATGCTGGCATCTGCTGCTTCAACGATTCTGGCTCAGGAGATTGGCATGTTGTCGGCAGTGTTGTACGCGAGGAATTGCAGTCGATACTACCGTTGCCCTGTAAATATGAAAAGCAATAGCTAATTTTTTTTATCACCAAAGAAGAAGAACTTCGTATGGCAAAAGAAAAAATCGTAAAAGAAGCGACTCACGAAGATGAAAAACAGCTCGTGTCGCTCACAAAAAATCAGAAAGACATCATTACCGTTCGTGGCCGCAATTACAAGATTGGCTGGATGCATCCTGCAGTATGTGACTGGATCTCGTCGCTGATGGTCAAGGAAGGTAACGACAACAAGATTCTTTCACAGGCTTCTGCGCTCATTCTGCTGAATGGATTTTGGAAGTGTCATCTTTTCTACTGGATTGTATGGCGTTGGTTCTATTATGTCAAGCAGTATAATGCCTTGGAACTAACCCCTTTTATCAATACGGCTCAAAAAAAAACGGTGCAGGAGGCAGCGGTGGCATACTTGAACGCTACAGTATTACTGACCGCATTGAGCACGACGAAGAAGCAGATGACGAAAGCGGAAGCCGAGCGTTCCCTTCAAGAACTTCGTATGGCAAAAGATGGGAAATAGCCCAGAAGGCCGGAATTGACACAGGACCTCTTAAACTCTTTGGCATACCGATTTCAGGTATGATGTACTACGTCAATTGGGTGCTCACCAATGCCCAGCTCGACTTGATTTCTTCCGATGTATGTGTGGTTGACTATAATTATGGTCGCAGAAAAGAAAAGAAGCGTGGCAAGAAGGGTGAGTACAATAATGCAAAGGCTAGCATGCGTGATGTAAACAATGCCCGTGAGGAGTGGCTCCGCAGGTATGGTCAGCAGGAAGAGCAGAAACCATCCACAGGTGGAATATCTATAGGTGACGTATTCGGTGGCAACCTCTCACCAACAGACAATTAATAATATATAATAAGGTATATGGGAAAAGCAAAGTTAACAAATGAAGAAGTCCTGAAGAAAGGCTTGGAGAAAGCAGAAGCAATTATCCTACGTCATATAGTAGACCTTCTACGTCCCATCTGCATAGAATTGCTTGCGAGTGCTGACATGCACCGAACGTTCTTCGGTTTTACTGGTAATACTCAGACCTCTTACATGTGCATGATATACCTGAACCGACAGGTACGTGAAATCATAACCCGTCTGCCTCATGCGCTATCAGATCCTGCACGACGGTTTATTGAACAGGACAAATACGATGAAGTGCCAAAGATGAAGAAGGTTCCGTATGGAGAATGGGTTTATATCCGCGAACCATACGAATACGTTGGCCGAAGTGTCTTTGGTAAGGTACAGGTCGATAATCTTTATGGTGCCGAATCTTCCAAGGAGTTTTTGAAGAACTATACGCCCGATGCTGATATGGCAATCGTTATGACAACTGGTACAGAATATTCTGTCTACTTGGAAGAAGCTATGCATTATGATGTGCTTTCGGGAGCATATTACGATGCGACAAAAATATTAAAAGAAGGATTGTTTAAGCCTTTACCTGTCAGCTCAATGAAATAATGCTAAAACAGGTTGTAAACAGGGGATAAAAAAGAAGAATCCCCCGCTTTCATAAATAAGTATCTCACCACATTATTCACGAAATTCCCACATCCTGGCGCGAGGGATTCAGATGCCCTTTCTGCCGAGATGTGGGATTGTGGTTTCCTATAATGCGGTGAGATTGGGTGCAAAGTTAAACAATTAATTTGAATTTGCACTATGAAGGTTGTAGAAATTTTACAAATTGGTCAAAATTTACTTGAAATGCTGCAAAAGTCATGCATTAAGGTAAGTGATGTCAAGTATATCGGGATGTATGAGGAATATTCCGATATGGTAGCTAATGGCAATAAGATTTCGTATATTGCCGCAGTATTATCCACTAAGTATAATATCAGTGAAAGACAGTTCTTTTACATCATAAAACGCTTTGAGCAGGACTGCAAAATAGGTGCAATGTGATTGTCGCGATTTCTTTGTTTTAGTCGTTCTTTGTTAATAATTTTGCCTTTGTCAATGCGCAAAGACAAGGTAACAATTTTATTAACAACAAAAACATTTATTTCTATGGAAATGGACGATTTATTGAAGATGAAGATGCTCGGCGAGAACGGCAACATGACTCCTTACGAGCAGTTCAAGGTGCAGAACATGCAGGCGAAGAATCACACCAGCGGTCTTGGTATCGCAGGTCTGACAGTAGGTGTAGGTGCTGCCGTACTGGCTATCGGTGGTGCCGCTTGGGCAGGAAGCCGTGCTCAGAACGCAAAGGATGTGGCTATCGCCAAGAATGACGGCTTGCGTGACCTCGTGACAACTCTCGCAGGTACTCTAGCCGCAGAGCGTAGCGAACGCATTGAGGGCGACAAGACCCTTAGCATCAGCATTAACGACACCGTAAGCGGTCAGCAGCAGGGTCAGCTCTCTGCAAGTCAGGTAGCCACCAACGAGGCTGCGGCTCAGATTCTCGCAGGCGTGATGACTGGTCAGTACCAGCAGTCACCGCAGCGTGTCTCGCTGTGGCAGGAAGGCCCGTGCAACTGCCCCGTTAGCGGTTGTGGTTGTAACGGCTAAGAATTAGGGATTAGGGTACATATCCATTGTGACGTGTACCCCAAATCCCGTTTTATGGTACATGTCAACACGGCAATATGTTATGGTTTAACAGAAAAGAAAGGAAAAAGAAGATGGAGTTTATTCAGAATTACGTTCCTACCAGCAAGGCACAGCTGCTACAGGTGGCGATGTACTTCAACAAGGGTGATATCAGCAAGGCGCAGGAGATGTTCGACTTCTATGCTAAGAACCTTGACCTGCCAGACTTCGACCCCGTGTCGCCTACGTTCATGCAGCAGGTGAAAAACAGTGCTTCCGACTTCTTCTCTTTCATCAAGGAGAATAGGGAAGACCTTATGCAAGGCTATCAGGTAATCCATTCCATCATCAAGAATAAGGGAGAGCTGCCTTTTGCTCCACCTGCAGAAGAGCCCCTGCCAAGTATTAACGACTAACACGGCAAGAATATGGAAATAAGAAAAATCTCATTCAATATCTACGCAGGTAGCGATGAAGAGGCGGAGAAAGGCCGCAAGGCTATCATCCAGTTCATAGACATCATGGGTCAGCACGGCGCTATGGTGTCTGGCGATAAACTACACGAGGCAATCAGTCACATAGGTGACAATACGTTTATAATGTCACAAATTATCAAATTTTTCAAAAAGTAAAAGCTATGGCAGAAGAAACAAAATTCAAATGCTCGGGCGACTGTCTGAACTGTCGCGTTAATCCTAACGAGCGTAAGACGCAGTGGCAGTATTGTGCCGCACAGTTCACATATAACACTATGCGGATGGTGGAAACGTTGCATAACGGACTGAATACCATGCGTGGTACAATGGAAGAGCTGAGGGAGAGGGTAGAGGCCATCCAGAACAGCGAAGCAATGGTGCTGGCTCCTGATGCGGAAGAGGAACACGGAATCAAGGTTGAAGACATAGCGCAGATTGGGGACGGCGCAGAAATAGATGCCCCGATACAAATTAAAAACTAAAGTATTATGAATTGTAAATGTAGATGTAAGAACGGAAGCGACGTGCTGGATTTCCTCACGTCCGTTCCTGGTGGTACTGCAGCAGATGCCACCTACGAGATTGGACTGACACATTATTCCTGTGGTAATCGTCAGATGTTGTTGTCAGACCCGACACACCCCGTAATTGCACAGCTGACGGCAGAGCCAGTGGGGACTCCAATCGACTTGGGCAATAGCACTTATTGTCAGGAGTGCCAGATTGCAGGCACAGTGACCTATCGCCCATGTAACTCCTGCTCGCCACAGGTAGAGTATGTCAGTCAGCGTGTGTGCCTGCCTTGCTCGTCGGCTACCTCTCCCACACTGACTATTGGTACGGTGGCTGCTTCGCCTAAGCCTATCCAAGTGTATGTCAGCAATGGCTGTTGCGGATGCTGTCAGCAGACAAAGCCATGCACCAATCAGATTGCTATCACCACGAGTATCAACGTAGCAACGGCTTAGTATGTGTTTGGATATTGCGAGCATCGTATTCGTCTGCGTGACGATGAACCACTTAGGACTCATCAAGGCCATTGAGGAGGCGACTGAGCGTGAACTGCCTGTCATAAACTGCCCGAAGTGCAGTTCCTTCTGGTTTACGCTCATATACGCGCTATTGGGAATAAAAGGGTTTTTTAGGGAAATTCCCTTTGTGCTCGCAATATCCTTTCTCGCAAGCTATATGGCTATATGGCTTGAACTATTAGAAGGATATATTGACACATTATACAACAAGCTTTATGACAAGATTTATCCAACAGCAGATACAACCGATGACGGAGCGTAGCGTGCCACATGCGCCATGTCCGTCGTGTTCCTCGCAGCCTCAGAATCGAGTTAATAACGAACCAAAGGCCGAAAAACGTAGGAAAGTTACAAAATCAGCAATTAAAAACGAGAAATTATGAATCAGGAAGAAATGAAACAGGAGTTTAATGCCCTCTATAATATGATGGCAACTTCAAACAAGGTAGAGTTTATGCACACCTTTGGCCAAGTGCATAAGGAAATGATGGATTGGTTTATACAGAACAAGCCCGAATTGGCTCAGGAATGGCTAGACAAGCTCGAAAGCATTCGTTGGCATCAGTATCTCACGGCAAAAGAGGCAGAAAAGATTGTTGACGGCATGGTTCCTAAAGCACCGTGGAAGCGCGACGTGTGGAAGCAGGCTATGACTCAGTTCGAACTTCCTTTGGACGAAGAGCCGTACTACAATTCATGCGCATTGTGGTGCGAGATGAACAAAATCTACTCAGATTTCGGAGAAGAGATAGCTGGATTGCTTGGCAAGCAGCTTGATCCTAACGACAAGGACATTATCAGCGCATGCTATAAGATGGCCTTGAAGAACCTAAAGGACAAAGACCACGTTTACAACATCAGAAAATATTTTGATGTATGAATGCCTATCGTGAGTTGATGCGACGCCAACTCCTCGAAGATATATACGAAGGTCTTAGCGAGGAGGATAAGCGCACGTTCATTCAACTTACTATGCAGGACAAGAGCTGGAGTGAGATTGCTCACGCATTACAACAGCAGAAGGAGCAGTTGGACCGCATCGAGAAAAGTCAGAACTGGTTTGTCGATTTCGGTTCGGATATTGCAGCCAATTTCCTAACAGACGGCTTGATATGGCTCGGCAGCAAACTCTTCAAGAGACTTTAGCCAACAATTGCCGTGTTGGTTTGGGTGGCAGAAATGTCACCCTTTTATTGTGTTTTTGATAATTTTTTCTTCAACTTGTTAAGATTTTTCTTATTTTTTATCCTAAAACAATATTAATATATTATCTTTGCGGTTGTAAAATATTTTCTTAAAGGATAACACAAAGTTAATATGGCGAATCTTGGCACACTTTACTTCGATGTTGACCTCAATCTGAATAAACTTCAACAAAGTATTCAGAGTGGGAATGCGCAGGTTCTAAAAGACTTACAAGTAAAGCTTTCGCCTGATGCTGCAGAACTTAAAAAATCCATTGAGAATATTTTAAATGGCCAGGAATTCAAGGTTAATCTTGAAGCAAACCAAGATAGCATCAATAAAATAAAAGAGCAGCTTGGCCAGCTTTCAGGAGACATAAAGCTGACAAGTTCTGGTGGTTCATTATCGCCAGAAAGCTTGCAGTCTATTGTCGGTTTGCTCACGCAGCAAGCCCAGAAGACGCAGGAAGTTGCAAATGCTACTAAGGCTGTATCAGATGCTACTAAACAGGCTGGTGATGAAGAAGCTGATGCTGCAAAAAAGGCAAATATAGAGTTGCAACGCCAACAAAGGCTGTTGTTCGAAGTTCAATCGCTGTACTCAAAGATATCATCATTATCTCCTGAAAACACAGGATTGAGTCCTGCGAAAATCAACGAGACGGCAAATTCGTTCCAGAATCTTGTTAATAAGTTAAAGGAAATACCACCTAAAACTTCATTGCAGGAATTGGCAGCAGAGTTCGGCACTCTAAAAGCTTCTACAAAGTCGTTCTTTCAAGAAGTCGGACAAAGCGGCAAGGCTGTTGAATCTATCCGTCTTGTTCGTTATGCACTGAAAGAGGTCAACGACCAGATAGCAAGCGGAATGTCGAGTCAGAAGCTTGAGGGGTTCCGTGATCAGTTGCAGGCTATCAACCGCGAGATGCGTAACATGATGAAAGCTGGTGATTTCACTGGCATTCAGAATCTGTTTGCAGGGCACAAAGGCTTCTCTGATGGTGTTGTAAATATCATCCGTCAGGCTGTTACTGAGATGAAGAAGCTCGGTGTAGCCACGCAAGAGACTACAGCTATCACTACGCATCTTTCGGAAGCCGAGCAGAAACTTGCTGCATCCATCAAGGGTAGCACCGACTCAATGCGTGGTCAGTCTCAGATTCTGAGCGACTTGAAGTCGTTGGCTATGCAGTATCTCAGTGTATGGGGAGCACAGTCGTTTGTGCATAGCATCATACAGACGGGTGGTCTCTTGGAGCAGCAGCGAATGAGTATCGGTGCTATCCTCGGCGACCTCTCGCAGGCTAACCACCTGTTCGGACAGATTACCCAGCTCGCCTTGAAGTCACCGTTCGGCGTGGTACAGCTCGACACAATGTCGAAGCAGTTGACAGCATACAACTTTAAATACTCAGAGCTGTATGACTGGACGAAGCGTCTGGCCGACATCTCCGCAGCCACTGGCACGGAGGTAAGCCGCTTGGCTTTGGCCTTGG